TGGCTGAAGCGTTGAGGCGTAGGGGTTTGCCGGAGGCGCGGAAGTACGCGTTGGGTGACGCGTTGCGGTCGTTTACGGACATCGTGGCATCGAGGTAGAGAAGATGACAGATACAGCAGCAGATACAGGGTTTCCCGGCATGGGGCCAGTCACATCCGCTTCACCAGAACTGCCCGCCGTTCCTGACGACGCAGCTACAGGGTTTCCCGGCATGGGGCCTGAGACAGGTGTGGTTGTAACCGAAAGTTTGCCCCTGACTGGAGCGGAGATCGAAGCCTACGCAGCAGAATTCGGGTACGCCGCCTACTGGCTAAACCACGTCGAACTCGGACCAATCATCCGGCAAGCCGCCGACGAAGAATGGACCCAAGCCAAACTGTTAGCCGCAATCCAAGCGACCGACTGGTGGCGGGACCACGAAGACGCCGACGTGAAATTCCAGTTGCTGGAACAGAGCGAACCGGCTGAGGCCGAAGCGCAGCTCGCTGACGCCCGCCAACGAATCGAAACCGAAGCAACCAGCCTCGGCGTCACCATCGACCCGGCACGCCTAGACGAAATGGCACGCCACTCGATCATCTGGAACTGGACGGTCAGCGACCAGTCCAACGCCATCCTCGGTGAAGCAAAATGGGAACCCGGCGCAGCCGAAACCGGCACCATCGCAGGCAACGTCCGCCGCATCAACAAACTCATCGGCGACTACCAGGTGAACGTCACCGCAGATCAGGTGGAAGAGTTCGCTCAAAACCTGTACTTGGGTGCCATCACCTTGGAAGGCGTTGAAGCGGAGTTCGCTAACCAAGCCAAATCGATGTACCCGCACTTTGCGGACAGGATCGATTCCGGGTTTTCACCTAGAACGATTTTCTCTCCGTACAAGCAGCACGTCGCGACGTTGTTGGACATGCCGGTCAACCAGATCGACTTGTTGGGTGACCCGAGGTTCCAGCCGATCATCGACACGGTGGATGACAAGGGTGAGCATCGGGCGATGACGCTTTCGGAAGCGGGCCGGTATATCCGCACGTCGGAGCAGACGAGACCGTTGTGGGAGAAGACACCTGTGGCGAAGAACCAGGCAAGGCAGTTGGCTTCGTTTATCGGTAAGAAGTTCGGGAGGGCCGCCTGATGGCTGAAAGATACGGCGAAGGCAGTTTCACCAACGAGGGGACGCTCACGTTTGACGAGTACGCCTCCGAGGTGAACCCGACCGGGGAGACTCAACCACAGAATCTGTTCACCACTAGCCGCGCACAGTACGACGCGTTTATTGAAGCTGGTGGAGACCCGGCCAACGCCACGTTTGTGGACACTTCCTCAACGGCGGCTCTTGACGCCTTCTACCAGGATGAAGCCGGGTTGCATGGGGACGAGGTTGGTCGGGTTGAGGTTCCCGGCGAGACCACTATCACCTACGCCGACGGGTCTACAGCCACATTCGCTACAGATCTCAACGGGTACCGGCTGTCAGAGGTGCCGATCAGGACGACGCCTGTCGCGCCCGTCACCCCCGAGCAACTTCCCGGCGATGACAACGAAACCGCTTCCTCGATCATCCGAGACGCCCTCAAGGACTACGGGCTAGAAGGACTCCTAGACGACACCAACCTTCGACTCATCGACCGGTGGGTCGAAACCGGAGACATGGACGCCGTATGGGCTTCCGTCCGAGAGACCGCCACCTACCAGCAGCGATTCCCCGGCATGCAGGCCCTCATGGACGCAGGACGCGCCATCACCGAAGGCACCTACGTCGAACTGGAACGCCAGTACACATCGGCCCTGCGGGCATACGGGATGCCGGAAACCTTCTACGACAGTGCAGACGATTTCGCTGACCTCATTGGCGGCGACGTGTCGATCAACGAGTTCACGCAACGAGTCGCCACGGCGTTCCAAGCAGCCAACCAGACGACTCCAGAGGTCCGCACTGCGCTGGAGACCTACTATGGGCTAAACGACAGCGACCTTGCTGCGTACTACTTGGACCCGGAGAGAGCGCAAAACATTTTTGAAGAACGGGAACGTCTTGGTACCGCGCGGATCGGTGGCATAGCCGCCGAAACCGGTTTCGGTTCCATCGCCCGTGAGACCGCCGAACGCCTACGGGAAGCGGGGGTCACTGATGCACAAGCTCGTCGGGGGTTCCAAGCGGTGGCGCAGTCCACGCTCGCTGAAGAAACGGTTGGTGATGTAGGAGACATCACCCGTGCCGAGTTGGCTGGGGACGTGTTCGGCACGGACCCTGAAGCTGCTCGGCGTGTCGAGGAACGTCGTCAACGACGGTTGGCTGAGTTCAACCAGGCGGGCGGACCAGCGATGACTCAAGGCGGATACATAGGGCTAGGCGCGGCGCAGTAGTAGTCGTGTTGTCCCGATTGGCGGCGGGATGATTGAACGGATCAAAGCGGCACAGCCGCATACACATCTAATCGGCACTTTTCTTGGTTGTCTTACGGCAATGACCAAAGGCGATCTGACATCGATCACAGGAGACCATTGGGTCAACGCTCTGCGGTCAGGTGGTTGGACGGCGGCGATTTCGACCGTTGTGGCCGCAATTGGTGTTCGTGTAAATGAGTGGACTCGGGCTTTGCTTTGCGGCATGACGACCTTCGGCGTGGAAATGGTCGCCCAGTCACCCACTTACGGGACTTCAAGATCAGATATTGCGGAGACATCTCTCTTCGCTGCGGCGATAGCGACTGTTTTGGCTTTGATCGCTGGTCGGATGTTCAACAAACTGTTACTCGACTATTCGTAGTTACCCGTGTGTAACTAGTGCTAAGGTAACGGGCAGACACGAAACGGCCGCAGTCCGCTTGCCCTGTGAGAGCTGTTGTGACAGCCACCATCTTCTCGCCTCCCGAGAAGATGCGAACGGAACAGGGAGCGGACATAGATGACCACCGAAACAGACGAGTCTGAGGTTGTCGAACTAGACGAGAACGGCGAACCGAAACGCAACTTCCGCAGAGTGCTGGAAGAGCGGGCGCAGTCAGCAGAAGCCCGAGTGGCTGAACTGGAAGCATCCCTCCAAGGTCTGCAAAAGGCAGAAGCGTTCCGGTCGGCAGGGATCAACCCGGCAGATACCCGTCAGGCGTACTTCGTAAAGGGGTACGACGGCGAGATGGAAGCCGATGCGATCCGCACCGCAGCAATCGAGGCAGGTTTCATCTCAGATGGGCCTCCGCAAGCTGAACCGAACGTGGTTCCTTTTCCTAACCAGGGGGAGGCAGCCACACTCCGCGAGGAGTTAGCGGCGCAGCAAAGGATCGCTGAGGCCGGAGTTCAGGGCCAGCCGGTGACACCACCGGACCTGAATGACCAGATCCGTTCAACGAAGACCGAGGCGGAGCTGAAGGCCCTGCTTCGTTCTCAGGGTGTCGAGATCGACGTTCAAGGGTGAGTTTGTTCCTGTCCCCCTGGAGTACCAGTTAAATGGCTTATACCCAGAAGTCGTCGCTAACCAGCGACCAGACTGCCTTTGAGCAGTTGGCGTACTTCGCGCTGCGGAAGCAACCGCTGCACGAGGATTACGCCAGCGTCAAGGCAACCCGGCAGTCCCATCGTGGATCTGCCGTCCAATTCACAATTTACGACAATCTCGCTCAGGCCACTTCGGCTCTGACCGAAACGTCGGATGTCACAGCCGTCGCAATGGGCGACTCGACTGTCTCAGTCAGCTTGGTGGAATACGGCAATGCCGTGGTGACCACCGCTGCACTTCGCGGCCAGTCGTTCCTGAACGTCGATTCGGATGCAGCCAACGTCGTTGGCTTCAACGCAGCCGACTCGCTGGATCAGGTCGTCGCCAATGTCCTGTACGCAGGCTCGAACGTCAAGTACGTCGGTCAGTCCAGCCGGGGCGCTCTCGTCGCTGGGAACAAGATCACGTCTTCGATTGTTCGTGAGCAGGTTGCTGCACTTCGCAGCGCTGCCGCACCGACTTTCGACGGCGGAACCTACATTGGTTTCATCCACCCGGATGTCGCCTACGACATGATCGAGGGTACGGCTACGACCGACCTCAGGAGCTTCCAGATTCGTTTGGACGCTGAAGGAGTCCGCAAGGGTTCCATCGGCCAGTTCGACGGTGTGGACTTCATTGAGACCCCTCGGGCGCTGCTCGTCGCTGACGGCGGCAACAGCAATGTCGATGCCTACGGCACCGTCATTATCGGCCAGCAGGCAATCGCCAAGGGCTTCTCAACCATGTTTGGTGAGAACCCGTCGGTGGTGTTCGGTCCAGTGACCGACAGCCTGCGTCGCTTCCAGCCTGTCGGCTGGTACGCGATGTGCGGTTACGGCCGCTTCCGCGAGGCTTCGATCCGCAGGATCGAATCGTCCTCCAGCATCGGGGCTAACTAGTCCCAATGAGGTCTGACGGCGGGGATTGTCGGTTGGCAAGCCCGGTGATCCCCGCCAGTCAACCTTGCGGAGTTGCCATGTACCAGGTGAAGAAGAAGAAGCGGAAGCCGAGGGGCCGGTAATGGGCCGGTACTCGTCAGTCGCGATTCTCACCAAACGTGGGACTTCTAAGAAGACGAAAGTTCAACGCGACTCCGATGGTTCTGTCGGAGGAGTACAGACCGAACACTGGGATGGCCGGGTAGATGCTGCCGTGGCCCCTGAAGCGGTCGAGCTGAAGGTCGTCCAGGGAGGTGACCGGTAATGGCTGTTTCAGCCAGCGGGCTTTTTGTGCCCACGTTTTTAGATGTTCTTGATGCCACACAGTTGGCGGTGAATCTTGTCGGCGACACGGTGAAGGTCGCCATGATCACCAACAGTTCGACGCCGAATTTTGACACGCATGACCACTGGTCGGATCTGTCAAGCAACCAGGTGTCGGGGACGAACTACACGTCTGGTGGTGTCGCTTTGGCGAACAAGGCGTTGACGGGGTCTTCGGGCACGATCAAGTTCGATGCTGATGATGCGTCGTGGTCTTCGTCAACGATCAGCAGCGCCCGTGCGGCGGTCGTGTATGACGACACGCTGACGAACGATCCTTTGGTGTGCCTTGTGAATTTCGGGGCGGACTATTCGTCTGCCAACGGGACGTTCACCATTACTTGGAATGCGTCGGGCATATTCACGCTCGACCTGACTCCGTAGGGGTAGAGGCATGGCAACTGCGTATCCGGGTGCGTTAGACGCGTCGAATAGTCAGCTACGGACTGATATCAGTTCAACTGACGATCTTGATGCAAGCGGGAAAGAGCATGACGTGATGCACGTCAATGTTCATGGTGCCGCTATTGCTTTGGAGACGAAGCTGGGTACGGGGTCTTCGACGCCGGTAAACAAGGCGGTGCTGGTTGGTGATGGCACCGGTTCGTCTGCTTGGGATACGACGCCGACTATTGGTGGCGCGATGACTGTTGAGGGAACTATCACGGTCTCGTCGGGCGGCCTGAAGCTGGATAACCAAGACGCTGATGCCAACACCTTGGATTCGTATGAAGAGGGTTTGTGGACTGCGACCCTGACCTCGACCACATCAGGTTCGATCACGATAAACAGCGGTTTTGACTCGATGGCCTACATACGCATAGGCCGAATGGTGTTTATCCAGGGCACGATTGAACTCTCTTCGGTGTCCAGCCCTGTCGGAACGCTACGCCTCGGCGGCCTGCCGTTTGTGCAGGCTAACGACTTGACCGACCGTGCTGATCGGGGCGGCGGCGCAATCGTTACCGTTACGGAACTTTCAAGCGCAAGCACCGATGGCGTGTACTGCCACGGGCAGGTCAATGTCAGTTACTTCGACATCATCGGCGGTAACGGCGGCACCGCTAATCAGAGTTTGGCTGGGTATGTGGACGCTTCGACAAAGTTTGTCGTGTCCGGCTGTTACTACGCAGCAGCGTAAAAGGAGCGCATTATGTCACTCACTAAATCTGTCATTGTTGACAAAATCGAGGTTTTAGAACTGGGGCAGGTTGGCGTGCGAACGGCAACTTGTGTAACTGAAGACGGCGTTGAGTTGAGCCGTACATTTCACCGTCAGGTTCTGGCTCCCGGCGACGACACTTCCGGTCAAGACGGACGGGTGATCGCTATTGCCCAGGCGACTTGGACCGATGAGGTCGTGGCTGCGTGGGAGGCGTTCACCGCCACCCACGCCTAACAGACGACTTGGAGGGCGACTTATGGAAATTATCGCTCGTCCACAGTGGGGCGCGAAACGACCGAGGTGGACAACCCGGTTGCGGAAACCTGTAGACCACGTCTTCATCCACCACGGCGCAACCCTCCTTGAGGACAACTCTCAAGAGGGCGAATCTCGGATCTTGAGGGCTTACCAGCGTTACCACCTCCGTAAGGCTTGGGCGGACATCGCTTACTCGTTTGCTGTAGGGCCGATGACGGGAAACGTCTACGAGCTGAGGGGCTGGAACAACCGCCCTGGTGCGACGAAACATTGGAATCACCGCTCGTATGCGATCTGCATAATCGGTGACACCACCCGGCAGGAACTGTCCGACAAGGCCATTGAATCGATACAGAGTCTCCTAGCGGTTGGTGTGAACGCTGGCCTGATCACACCGAACTTTCAGATACGCGGCCACCGTGACGTAGCGAACAAGGATTGTCCGGGGAAACGCGCTTATGAGCGTCTAGAGGAGATGCGACCAAATTCTGAGGCGGCACAGCCTCCGGCTCTGGTGGCACCTTCGTTCAAACGGACGTTGAAGGTGCGGCGGCCGAGGATGAAAGACGACCTTGTCCGGTTTATCCAGTTAAAGGTCGGTCTTCCTATCACCGGGGTTTATGACCAGGTGACTGCTTGGCATGTCGGCCTTTGGCAACTCAAAACTGGTCTCACTGTTGACGGGGTTTTCGGCCCGGTCTCGTACAGGAAGATGTTCGGTGGAAGCTGAATGGATTTCTGCTTTCGGCGTGATCGGCGCCGCGTGTGTCACCGGGTTTTTCGCTGTTGCTTTACGACGGTTGACCCGCGACAACACCGATCAGCACAACCGCAGCATGGACAAGCTCGACTATTTGACAGACCGGGTAGAAGACGTTTCGCACAACGTGAACGGGTTGACCGGTTGGACGAAGGCGCACGAGGAACGGCACCGCTGGATCGAAGGCGACCGGGCTTCTGCGACCAAGGAGGACCGCTCTGATGGCGGGTCTTGATTATCGCCATGCCGGGATCGACTATCGCCACGCAACCTCGGACTACCGAGGAAGCATTGGCGCTGCCGTCTCACCCGCGGTCGTTGCCGCAGTCGCCGCGGTCCCGGCACCTACCGTTTCTGGTGCTGCCACTGTTGCTGCTGGCGTTGTTGCTGCTAGTGCTGGTGTCCCTGGCCCGACAGTTTCGACAATCGCTTCGGTCAGTGCTTCCGTTGTTGCTGGGGTTAGCAGTGTCGGTTCGCCGACGGTCTCAGGTACCGCCAACGCGGCTGTTTCAACAGTCGGTGTTGTCGGGGCTGTTCCCTCTGCGACAGCCTCTCAAACGGCCAATGCGACACCGGACACGGTGACGGCCACTGGTGGGGTTCATGAGGCTGATCTGGTGCGTCGAGTTGCGTTGACGACGACTGATTCGTTGCCGACGTTGGCTCCCGGCGAGGTCGGTTACCAGCCGTTCGCTGCGAACAATCGTTTGGCTCGCTTCTATTCGCCGCGTGCCCGAGGCGTCAACGTGTGGATCGCTGACGGTGCGGTTACGACGACTCAACCGGCGGATGCGTCCACCATCACCAGGACGCTTCACGGTGGTCACGAAGGCCCTGACGACCTGACTGATGCGGAGGCGGAACTACTTGCCGACGCTGGATACGCCATCAATGTGGAGGCAGCATGACAGTAAAGAATCGAGAAGATTGCACGCCGGAAGAGCTTGCTGAACGGGACGCGTTTGCCGAGAAGGTCCGGTCCATTTCGTTTGCTGCTTCTGCTATGCCGACACGGTCCAAAGCGGCCGACGAGAAGAAGGCGTGGCAGAAGATGGACAAGGACATGGACGCCTATAAGAGGCTCCGAGGCGACGGTGTGCAGCCTCCATCGATTCGCAATTCCGCCGACCTTGAATCTCGTGCTGAGACTAAGATGGAGATCGAATCTGGAACAGTGGTGCGGAATCGCAATGTCCGTAAGGCCACTGAAGAGCTGCTTGCCGACTGAGGACTGATACGGCATGACGGCGCAAGTGTGGATAGACCGCACCAGGGATCTCCTGTTGGGCGGAACGGTTGAGTCGATCAATCGTCTCAACGGGGATATCAACTCGTCAGTTTCCTCGTTTGCGGTGGAATTGGCCGCGGGGCCGATTGTGCCCGGAGTTCTCATCGAAGTCGGTACGGAGATGATGTATGTGACTTCGGTTGCGGGTCAGACGGTTGGTGTGATCCGCGGGTACGGCGGGTCGGAGGCGGCGGCGCATACCGGGACGGGGGCGTCTCCTGCGATTATTCGTGTCGCCCCCCAGTACCAGGCGTATCAGATCCTCGACGCCATCAACACCGACCTGCATGACCTGTCAGCGTTGGGGCTTTACCAGATCAAGACCGCTACTTTCTCTTTCGCGTCAGGGACCGACGGTTACAACTTGGCCTCTGACGCCCTCGGTGTGTACCGGGTGACGTACACAGACCCATCGGCTGACCAATCCGAACCGGAGGTGCGGAGGTTCTCCCTGCGCCGGAACCGGGACACTTCGACGTTTGCGTCGGGCGTGGCTCTCATTCTCCAAGATCCCCCGGTGTCAGGCCAGACCGTTCGCGTCGAGTACAAAGCGCCTTTCAGCACTTTGAGCGCAACCACCACCGCCCTTTCTACGACAGGGCTGCACACCGAGGCTTACGACCTGCCCGTGCTGGGCGCAGCCCTGCAACTGATGACGTTCAAACCGATTGCTCGGGAATCGGTGATGGTGCAGGCACCGATGCGGAGAGCCGACGAGGTTCCCCCTGGTGCGATCTCGGCGTCGATGCGAGACCTGAGGTTCCGGCGGGCAGAACGGATTGAAGCTGAGAAGGCTCGGTTGACGCAGCTCTACCCGACGACTTGGCTTCGTAGCGGGGAGTAGGCCGTGGCGGTCGCTCCGCGTTTTGACGTTTCCATTGACGGTCGCGAGTACCTCGTTGACATCGAGCGCTATCGCCGGTCCACGGTGCCAGCGCAGAAGCAGCAGCAGGACACGTCTGACGACGTTGGTGAACAGACCCTGTCGAACGTCGGCCAGTGGATTCGTTCCCAGTCGGACTGGTCGCGTGGAGCAGGCCAGGAGCATTACGACCTAGTTGATTCTGATCGGCGGCGGTTCCACACCAGCAAGAACGTGGATGTGTGGACGAAGGGTCATTTGTCGATCTGTAAGGCCCTTGAGTCGAAGCAGGCTGCTGGGACGAACACGAACCTGTATGCCCGCATCGTGAACGGCAGCGTCTTCTATTTCTCGGACGGGTCGGACATGAAGTACGGCAACCCGGATGCTGCACCGACGATCACGTTTTCGGCGTCAGCGCAGGGCGGCACGATCAAGGACTGGACTTCTGACGGGTCGCAGATCTATTCGGTTATCGGCACGGCGGTGAAGAAGGTCGCTGTTTCAAGCACCAGTGGTGCTTCGACCATCGGTTCGTTCGCTGGGGATGTCATCGAGTTCGCCAACGGCCGGTTGATATCCGCCGATGGGGCACGCATCGTGGAACTCAACTCGTCGGGCACGGTTTTGACGTTCGACAAGACACTGACCGGGACGTGTATCGCCATCAAGGGTGGTCCGCAAAGGATCTACGCGGCGTACAACGTCAACGGACAAGGCATCCTGTACTCGATTGGGATCTCGTCCACTGACGGTGCGCTCGCCTATCCGGTGCCTGCCGCTGTTCTCCCGGTTGGCGAAACCTTCTCAGGGCCGTTCTGCCTAGACATCTTCGGAAGCATGGTCATCGCCGGTACGTCCGCTGGATGCCGGTTCGGGGTGATTTCCACGCAGGACAACGCATCGATCACGTTCGGCCCGGTCGTGGACGACGGTGGCGCGGCCTACGGGACACGCATTGTTGGCAAGTACGGCTACTGGGGTACGTCTAACGGCGACACCTGGAAGGCCGACCTGACCGTCTTCAACGACGTGCTACAGCCCGCCTACGCCCGGTTCCTCGCCCATGATTCCGACACCTACGGGAACGTCCTGTCGTTAGAGGTGGTGAACGGCAAACTGTTCTTCACTGACAGCAACGGCGAACTGTACGGCGAGGACTATTCCGGGGATCTGTCTACTTCAGCCGAGCTGATTGTCGGCCAGGTGACGTTCGGAACGGCAGCGTCGAAGGTGGCGCGGGCCGTGTCAGGACGGTTCGCTAACGAGCAGGCCGAGTCCGGTTCCGGCGACATCGACTACCGCAAGTCGAGTACCGACTATCGGGCATCGACGCTGAACTACCGGGGCCTCACAATAGGTGTGACCGGGACAACGACGATCACTTTGACTGACGAGAACAACGTGTCCACGGCAATGGTGCTGACCGGCACAGGTGTCGAAACCGCGTACTCGGCTGCTGATCCGGCGTCGGAGACGTTCGTTGTGAAACTCACGTTGGCTCGGGATTCGACTACCACGGCAGGCCCGGTTCTTGAACGCTGGTCGTTGCATGTCAGACCGCAACCTTCAAGGGTCGAAGAGATCATTGCGCCGCTCGTCATCCAGGGCAGGGTCGCCACATCGTATGGTGCGGGCGCTCCGGTCGGCTACGACAGTCAAGACGAGTATCTGGCGTTGAGAACACTGGTTACGACAGCGAGCGCCGTGACGTTCCAAGAAGGCGACCGTTCCGAAAGCGTGACGGTTGAAGACCTACAGATGGAACCGGTCAGGTACAGCCCTGATGGTTCCTTTTGGGAAGGAACGCTGGTATGCCGACTACTGACGGTCCCATAGACCTAGAAACATTCGCGGCTGCTAATGGTCGCCGACATGCAACCCGTTGGGTGGATCAGCTCCCTGAGGACATCAGGCAGCAGATTTTGAACTCCAGCGTGGGACCAACGGTTATCTGCAATTGGTTGAAGTCGCTTGGTTACGCCGATGCCACTGTTAACAGGGTGGCTGCCCTTGTCCGCGACCGTCAGGCCAACGGGTGAGCGAACTAGAGGAGTTCGCCGACCACGCGATCCTGCTTGAACGACTCAGCCGAGTCGAGAAGGCGCACGGTAAGGCGAAAGCTGAACTTCGGATAAGCCGGGACCAGGCGTCGGCGCTCGCTGTCGAACGTGACGGGCTGCTGGCTCGTATCAGCGTCTATGAAAAGGCAGCCGGGAAGAAGCCGCCGAAGTGGTTGACGCCGAAGGCCCCGAAGAAGAAGACCTCGGCGACCGTTGTCGCTGTTCTGTCGGACACCCACTGGGACGAGGTCGTGCGGCCAGAGGAACTCGACGGGGCGAACGCCTATGACCGTCGTATCGCCGAGCTTCGGTTGAAACGGTTTTCCGACAAGACCATCGAGTTGGCTCGGGACTATGTCGCAGGCGTTGACATCGACGGACTCTGCCTGATGCTCGGAGGGGATTTGATTTCCGGTCACATCCACGACGAGTTGGTCGAGTCGAATGAGGCGTCGTCGTTGGCGACGGTCGTTCATTGGTCGGCACAGTTGGCTGCGGCGATCCGGCAGTTGGCTGACCACTTCGGCAGGGTGCATGTCCCGTCGGTGGTTGGCAACCACGGGCGGATGAAACCCGGTAAGCCGAGGATGAAGGGCCGGGTGCGGGACAACCTCGACTGGTTGTTGACGACGATGACGGCGAACCATCTGGCGGGCGACGAGCGGGTTAGTTGGCAGATACCGGATTCAACGGATGCCCTGGTGGACGTGTACGGCACCCGGTTCTTGTTGACGCACGGCGATCAGGTTCGGGGTGGTGGAGGCGGCGTCGCCGGCCTGCTTCCTCCGGTGTTTCGGATGCGCGACAAGAAGCGGACGAACACTCCGTTCGACGTGATGGTCATCGGGCATTTCCACCAGTTGAATCTCGCTGCGGCCACCGGGCTGGTGGTCAATGGGTCCACGAAGGGACCGGACGAGTTCTCTCGGATTTTCAATTTCAAGGACGAAGCGCCTCAGCAGGCGTTCATGGTCGTCACCCCGAAGTACGGGGTTTCGATCCAGGCTCCCATCCATGTGATGGACAGACAGAAAGAAGGTTGGTAATGGGTTTCACGCGTGACATGGCGGAGAGAATGCTTGCAACAGGTGCCCAGACGTTTTTGGGCATTTTTTCTCTCACTGATTTGGGTTCGGCTGAGGCCGCGGCGGTTGCTGCCGGTACCGCTGTGCTGGCAATGGTGAAGGCGTGGATCGCTTCGTTCCTCGGCACCAAGGGCACCGCGTCTCTAGCCGATTAAGCCACTTGCTCCGTAACCCAAGACCTCAGTTGATGGAGTTTGTCAGCAAGGTCTAGGAGTTCCTTAGTTGGACCGTCGGGTGTATTGATGAGTCGGCTCATTGTGACAATCCAGGTGCCAAATTTTGGGTCGTCCTGAGTGAGGAACGAGATACTGGCAGTGGAGACATTCTTGAAAGTCTGTTCGGTGGTGAGCGTTACGAGATTCCTACGGAGATCGGCGATGTAGTCACCAGCGAGGTAGGTGAGTCTCAAATGGCCGATTTCACCGCCTGTTGATTCCCAGTGTTTGGATTCGTCGGCCATATTCATCACCGCGATTTGGACGCGATTGCTGCCGAGAACTTCGACTGCGGTTTCCACCGACTCGTCAGCCATCTTCAAAGTTTTCGCGTCCAAGCGCTCGTGTATTGCGTTAATGGAGAGGCGCTGTCGTCGCCAAGTGGAGTATCCGGTAACGAGCTGAGTCTCAAAGACGTACTGTCCAGTTTGTGAACCCATTGGTTTCATCTCGACACCTGCTCTTCGTCGTTGGCCTTCTCCATTGCTGCCATTGCGTTCTTTAGACGACTCAGTCCGGTTTCCCAATTTTCGATACCGGTTTGACGAACGTCCAAATATTCGTTCATCTCTTCGACAACTTCCTTGATCGCCGAATCTTCTTCAGCTCTCAAAAGTTCCCAGAGAACCTCGGTTTCAACATCCAAGAACTCAGAGACCATGTGAATGTGCGTCTCAAAACTCACTAACCCGAGTTCAAGTCTCACGATGGTGCCCATTGGGACTTTCATCAGATCAGCGGCGTCTGCCACTGAGAGACCATGAGCGATGCGCTTCTTCGCGAACAGGTCGGCGAGGACGCCTGTTACTGGCGGATTGTCAACCTTCAACAATTCACCCAAGACCGCTCGGACCTCGATGATCTCGTTCTGCACCCCTGTGGCAAAAGACTTGAATGACTCTTGGGTGTCCTCCAGCACCCCCTGCATGTCCTTGACTGTTTCAACGATTTCCAGAAAGTCCTGGTCTGCTCCAGCCGGGGCCTCTAGGAGCCGCAGGGCACGCGACTCCGAGATTCCTAGCCACCCGGCTATAACCGGTATGTCCTTGTAGGGCTTGGAGTGCCCCAACTCCAGCCGAGACAGTTTGGTTTGCGTGAAACCAAGTTCGTCAGCAGCCTCGGTCTGAGATTGGTTCAGCAATTTCCGGTGCTGAACGATCTGTCGTGCGAGTCCGTTCAATTTGGCAAGCTTTCTCTCCGCGCCACCATTGTTGGTGACGACTGATTATTACTCGCTAGTCGCTAATAAAGCAATAATCAATATCGGCGACCTGTCATAGCGTCCCGCAGATGTTCCGCTGTCGCCAACTCGATGTAGTGCTGAGTCGAAGACAGGTGCGAATGACCGAGCATGGCCTGCACGGCTCGCACGTCTAGGCATTCCCTGTAAACGTCGGTCGCTGCCGTTGACCTCAGCGAGTGCGCCGACTTGCCGTCATAAGGTCCGCGCTTCACACCGGAGTTGTTGAAGATCCGGTTCATCCGATGGTTGACAGACGCTTTGCTCATCGGTTCAAAGGTTCCCTTGGTGGACAGCAGCGGGCCAGAGCGGTGCCCGATGACTGCGAGATGCCTGCGGATCACCGAACACGTCTGCTCCGACAGTGGCAGCACCCGGCCCCTGTCATTTTTGCCGTGCAGATAGATCTGCCGATTGTCGAGATCCACGTCACCCACCTGGAGTCGGCGCACCTCAACAGAACGGAGGCCCTCTTGCACCATGAGGGTCGCCATGACTTCACAGACATGGCCTTTCGCAGAACGATGGTCTGCGTCGGTTCGCCGCGCAGCCCTCAGCACGGCTGTCACCTCTTCGGGCTTCAACGGCTTCGGCGTGGGTCGCATTGCTTTGGGTGCTGGGATCAGTTCGGTCGGGTCAGCATCCAGGTAGCGGCGTTGCACCACCCACCGGAAGAACGCTCGCAGCGCGTTCCTTCGTGACCGTTGGGAACTGGGCGACAGTTTCCTGTCGTGGACCCAAGCGGCCAGCTCTTCCGCGTCGAAGTCCTCAAGGGTCTCAACGGAATGCTGTTTGGCGAACGCCTTGATGTGGTTCCGGTAGCCGATCTCTGTGTCCTGCGCGTAGGCGGGACGACAGGTTGACAGCCACTCCTCTACTAGTTCGGTCACGGTCATCCGCATGGTTTATCGCGGTTCCGGCACTATCGCTAGTCGTAGGTACTTGCGTAGTGTCACATGGTTCATATAGTCTGACTCCAGAAAACATTGGAGGAGAGCCACCCATCGTCATGTTCATGTGGTTGTAAACCGTTGCGGTTTTGAGACCTAGTTCGACCGTCCGGTCGAAGTACGGACTCTTTCGGATGCGAGATCCGAACGCCAGATGAATTGTCACGGGTTGCCCTCCCTGCTTGCCCACAAGGGGGGTTTGTAATGAGTGAAGAATACAGCACAGACGGAATCGTGGCTAGCACCCTCGATCTCTTCTTGCGGAATGAACGGCTCGCTGAGGGTGTTCGCCCGACGGCGTGTGGCACTGGGCTGCGAGGCAGTCAGGCATACGTCTGTGATCGACAGGTCGCGTTCCAGGCGGCTCGTGTCCCAGAGAACGAAGAGCTGCCGTATACGACTCTTCTTGCGTTCAATTTCGGGCAGGCGATGCACGAGAAGGTGCAGGCGTCTTTGGAGTCGCTGTGGGGAGATTTTGAGTCTGAGGTGAAGGTCGATCTTCGGCCTCTCGGATACGACATCTCTGGTCACGCTGACGGCCACAACGTCATCGATGACAAGGGAACGGTCATCGAGATCAAAACGATGAAGGCTTATCCGTTCAAGTTGGCTAAGGGCGGGGAGTTCAAAATTGAACATGCCTTGCAGGCTGGCATCTACGCCTTGGGCCTTGGGGCCGACGCGATCCACTTGGTGTACATCTGCAAGGAAGGCAATTTCAGAGACAAGGTGACTGCCGGGGACACGCTTGAGTTTCGTGTAGGCATGGACGAGGTCGTGCCGGGTTACGGCCAGACGCTGCGTTCCCTCGTCGTTGAAGAACTCGACCGGCTACAGCGGGTGTGGGACCAGGTGAAGGACGGGGTGGTTCCTGCCCGGTGGATTCCCGGTCATGGTCACGTCGAGCAGGTGCCTTCGTATCTACAGAAGAAGGTGTCGCCGTGGAACTGCGCGTACTGCTCGTTTAACAGTGCTTGCCGGTCGATGCCGACTGAGGCGGTGCCTGTCGAGTTGGCTCCGATGGCGGTTCAGGAGTCTTGGAACCCGCCGGTTGAGGCAGAGGTGGCGGCATGAGCGATCAAAAAACCTTCGATCCCGACTCGCCGATGCAGATGGTTTTGATTGGTCATACAGCCACCTTTGATATGGAACTCAGTGTCCGTGAGATCAAGCTCGTTATTCGGGGGTTGCGGAGAGAGCGCAAGTCGTTGCGTCAGCAGTTGGAACACGCCGCCGCCCATGCCCACCGGGTGTCCCGGCCGTCGCCTCTGCAACGCGAGCTGATGGCGGCCGATGTGCTGCTCGGGAAGTTCAATCAACTCAGGTCGTGGAGGTTTGAGGACCGGGTTGCTGCCAAGGGGTTGAACGAGGCCGACAGCGAGGTGGCGGCATGACCTCGACCATGATCAGGCAGTACGAAGGGCTTGACCGTGTCACAAAGGCGCACGTTGACCGTCTCATAAAGGCTCTCGCTTCGCTTGACGCTGCCGATGAACTCGGCGGTGACGCCGAGGTAGCGGTCGCAGCGGATCGGGTCGCCTGGTTGCGTCGAAGCCGAGGCCGTGTGCTGGTCGCTTGCGAAGATTGTGGAGCGTTGACCCGCCGCGACGATTTGCAGTCGTGTGTCGAAGGCGCTGGTAAAAGCGACCACACCATTGAGTGTTGCCGTGGTTGTGCGCGGAAGTGGGTGGTGGTCCGATGACTGCCTTCCTTTCGTTCACGAATCCGCTGTGGTCGTACCTGATAGGTCCGGGGTTCTGCATCCTTGTCGGCTATTTCATTCGTGGTTTCATCGACCGGGTTGCTCCGCTTGACGTAGAGGTTGACCGGTGAGCCGCGTCTACATCCGTTGCTCCAACTGTGTCCGCCACTTCATCAACCGGAGGATCGCGGTCAAGTACGACTGGCATTGCAACGAGTGCGACACGCCTCTCCCACAGAAGGGAGACGACCAGTGAGCTGCGTTGACTTCGACGGCTCGACATTCGTCGCCGTTAAGGACGGGGCGCGGCTATCGACGCAACTGGAAGCCGTCCGCGACCTGATGTGTGACGGCGAGTGGCGTTCCCTGTCCGGTATTTCAGGGATGGTCGGGGCACCGGAAGCGTCGGTGTCCTCCCGTCTCCGAGACCTGCGGAAACCAAAGCACGGCGCGTGGCGTGTCGAACGCAAACGGCTCGTCGCTGGACTCCACCTCTACCGGATGCTCCCCCCCTTGCCGGATGGACAACTCAAACTTTTGGAGGTATCGAAGTGAAAGCCGAACAGGTCAAGCAGTGCCTGGTGCCGTTCCCACCGGAAATCATCAAACAGAAGGGTGGGAGTTTCGCAGCCGACTACGTCGATCACGGCCACGTCACCGAACGGCTACTGCAAATAGACCCCGAGTGGACTTGGGAACCCTGCGCCACCGATGAAAATGGTGTACCGATTCTCGTAGTCCTTGGTCAGATGAGTTACCTGTGGGGCCGGATGACGGTCTGCGGGGTGACCAGGATCGATGTCGGTTCGGTTGAAACGAAGAAGAACGAGGTTCTCAAGGAAGCCGTTTCCGACTGCATCAAGCGTTGCGCTATGCGGTTCGGCGTGGCCTTGCACCTTTGGATGGGTGAGGACATACCGGACAGGTCGAAGGTAGCAGGGTCGGCGAGCGTGTCACGGCGCTCACCGGCTAAACCCCCCTCCAAGCCGGTTGAGGCCGGCCCTGCTGCCACTTCTGAAGTGACGCCTGAGGATCTGCTTGAGCTCGCAGGTCGGGCGGATCAGGTCGGGTTGAAACCGGAAGAGCTGCGGGCTGTCGCAGCGGAGGCTCTTGGCCGGTCGGTTGAGAAGTCCTCGGACATCAAGACCCATGCGGAAATCGAAAAGGTAATGAAAGCGCTCGACGCCAAGGAGGCTGCGTAATGGGGTATGCGAACGTGTCTGGTTCGTTCCGGTTGGCTGCGGAACCAGAACTGAAACAGATCGGGACTTCCCGGTCTGTGTTGAAACTGCGGGTACGGGCAACGAACCGCACTCCGAAGAATGCACCAGCCACGTCGATGTTCTTCGACGTAGAGGTTTGGGGTGACCTAGCAGAAAACGCTGCTCCTTTGTTGTCGAAGGGCACTGAGGTGATGATTGAGGGTCGTCTTCAGGAAGACGAGTGGGAGAAGGACGGGGAGAAGCGACGCAAGTTCAAGGTCACAGCGTCCGATATCGGTGTCGCCGTGTCCAGGTGGTCGGATGCCGACGACACAGGTTTCCGGCCTACCTCGTCGCAACAGGCTCGCGTCATCGAAGAGGCGTTCTAGATGGGTTCGTCTGCGAACAAGCGGAAAGGCACCCGGTTCGAGTCCGATGTCGTTCAGTACCTGAACGACAACAAGCCGTACTCGGTTGAGCGTCGCGCACAGCACGGCGCGTTCGACAGAGGCGACGTAATTGGTGTCCCTGATTGGGCCATCGAGATCAAGAACGTCGCCGACTGGTCGAAGCGGCTCGGTTCGTTCGTCGCCGAAGCAGAGACCGAGGCGATCCACGCTGGTGTCCCGTTCGGAGCGGTCGTTATCAAACGCCGGAACGACTCAATTAATCGGGCGTATGTCGTCATGTCGTTGGAGCAATTCGTGGAGGTGCTGCCGTGAAGCGTGTTCGTCGCTGGTTCAAGTCTCGGCACGGTTTGTTCACAGAGATACAGATGATGGACAAACTGATCAGAGACCTGACCGCTCAGTTGTATGTCGTTCAACATCAATGGGACGACTCTCAGGAGAGCCTGATCACGGTCTGCGCCGAGTTGCAGGAACGGGTCGAGTCGCAGCACCTCATATTGGCTGCGCTGGGTGCAGTTCAGGCAGGCACCCATGACTGAGGTGGCGCTGTTCGACCCAGATGAAAGCCACCGGAAATCTGCGAGCCAGATCTTTTCCGCCTGGTGGAGAGATCCGAATCGGAAACCGACACTCAAGACTCATCGTGACACGACGATCATCAACCGGATAACTGAAGCCTTGGTCGCCGGGTTTGACGAGGCGACGATCCGGCGGGCGTTGGACGAGTGTTGGAAGTTCAGTTCCACCCAAGCATGGGAAGTGGCGTTGAACATCGCATACCGGAAGGTCCGCGACGAACAACCGCAGCTCTCGGCAACCCAGCAGGCGATCCTTCGCGTCAGGGCCAACGACGGTGGCTTGGCGACGCCGACATGAATGGAAACTCTCTGCTGCTTGTCGCGGAGAGCGGGCCGAAGTGTTCTACGAGGAACGCTTCTACGACCTCGCCCGCTCCATCTGCAATGGATGCCCGGTGAGAAGGACTTGTTATGAGGTCGGTCGCCGACAGGACTTCGGTGTGTGGGGCGGCGTCACACGAGGGTGGCTTAAGGAAGACGATGACGATTTCTCTAACTGACGTTCCTGACCAGGTGTTCGTGGTGCCGTGTGACCGGCACGACACCCGCTATCTCGCTATCCGGTCGGATGATTCAGACGGCGAAGAAGCCGTCCTATTCGTGGCTGAGGCCACAGCCGGGTTTGAGGCCACGGTTTCCTCGATGGTGGAAACCGGTGTTGTGCTCAAGCGTTCATCGGCCGCGCTTCTAGCGCATGCGCTTCTTGATGTGGCGTTGAGGCTTCAACCACAGGAAGAAGAAGACGACACTTGGTTAGACCCTGAGTCGAACGGGCACGGCGGCTTATGAGCGCTACGGACCCAACCCCTGAATGGATGCGGGAAGCCTTGTGCCGGGGCATGTCTCTTGATCTTTTCTACACAGACGAAGACGGTAGGCGGGTTTCCACGAAACAAGCCAAACAGACCTGCATGGCTTGTCCGGTCAACAGGGACTGCCTGCACGACGCGATCAAACGCCGCGAACCACATGGCATATGGGGAGGGATGACCCCCAGCCAGCGTGAGCGGTACACGGCTACACGACTTGTTCTCCACACGACTGAGTCATTTCGTCGATATGGAAGTCGGAAGGTGAGTTGATGGCTGAACGACATGAACCGGGCACATTCAAGGGCTGGTCTGGAGGGTCCAGGTTCCCGTTTGACGAGTGGCTAGACGGCAACGAGTGGAAGCTGACTTACTCGGACATTGATTCCAAGATGGGGTTTGAGGATTTCTCCAAGTACGCGCACAAGGCGGCGAAACAGCGTGGGTTGAAGTTGCGAACAAAGCGTGCGGACTGGGACCCGCAGCGCTCCGCGTGGACGGCGTTGTGGCTGCACGCGTATGACCCTTATGAAGGGCCGCTGGGATGAGTCTCACGCCGAGTGGCAATGACGAGGCTGTGACGTTGCAGGAGTTGCGTCGCATCCGCGGCAAAGACCTGAGACCGGTCCCGCTTCCAGGTGAGGAAACGGAACCCGTCGAGGACGAGTCGGAGGAATCGTCGTGAGCCTCGTCCACGGTTACCTCTGCACGAACATGGACAAGGTCGTCTCCGATGAACGGGTCGCTAACCATCGTGTGGTCGAAGTGAGTTCACCATACGGCCAAATCGCATTCGACATAACCGTATGGATGAAGGCCGAGTGGGCGAACGGCAATCTGACGATTTGTGACGCCGGTTTGGATCGCATGCCGGGTGTCGGGCAACCACTAGTGACGCCGTAGGTGGATGTTGACGTGTGCGGGCATACGAAACGACCACACAAGTGGATCGCCATCGGCAAAATCACCCAGCATTCCAATGGCCGGATCATCGACTGGTGGCAGTGCCGGGGCTGCGGTCTAGTTCAGGATCGGGACATTCCGGTGGGTCACGCATGAGCCGCATGTCTTTCAACCGTTGGCTCCGGCTTGGAATCCAACAGGGCCACTGTGGCCCACCAGTGTGCGAGACACACGACGGCACGCCGATGAGCGAAGAGGAAGCAGAAGAACTATGGGACGGCGGTGAACCCTGCATCCACGTCATCCGGCCATACAGCAGCCCAGACCACAAGAAAGAAGTCGAAGACGCGCACCCTCCTTCGACATGGCGAGACACCTGGACGGGTCGATGCATCCGGTAGCAAGTGGATGAAGGTCGGGAGTTTATGCACCGGTTCCGGCGGGTTGGACCTCGCTCAAGACCCTCGGCAACGCCGTCGTACCCGCTCAAGCACATCTAGCCCTGGAGTTACTCCACCATGACACCTGACGAAGCCGACAAAGTCCTCTTCACAATGGCAGCCATGTGGCCCGCCAAGGTAGACGACGCAACCATCGCCATCTGGCGCAACCGGCTCCAACGCCACGACTTCACCCACGTCATCAACACAATCGACAAACTCGCCGACCAAGCAAGATGGTGGCCGAGCTGGGCCGACGTGATCGAAGGCGTCACCGCTCAGAAACGAGCCGAACATGCGGCTCGATCTGCTCTACCGCCCGTACCGGTTGAACGGATGCCGTTGCCGGAAGTCAGGGCTGCGATAGCGGAGGCTCGTGCCGCGCTGCGGTAATCACCTGTCGGGTGTCAACTGCTATCCTTACGGGTGACAGTTTCAATCCTGTCAACTAGGTAGAGCGGTCCCCCCGGCAACGGGGGGTCGCTCGTTTTTTGGGGGCTGCCGGGTGTCGTTTCTTTTTCCGGTTAGACGCGGAAAGGCCCGCCCCGAAGGGCGGGCTGTTTCCTTGGTGGTTCCAGGTGGGGACTAGGTCTACTCTATTTTCCCTCCTATGTGCAACGGCAGTTTCCGCCGTCATTGCAAACGTCACAACCTGTGGTGAACGATATGGGAAGAGGGAAATACGGCTCACCATCAACAGCCATGTGCCCGCCCTTGGTCGGCTCGACCCACAGATCCTGACACTCTGAGCAGACGAGGTGCCAATCCATGAACGGCACCAACTCAGCAGCCCACACCACGTCGGCGTGGCAGCACGGCGACTTCTCATCGGGCTGCGTTGACCGGCAGTCGAGGCACACGTCGTCGCCGTCGGTGAATCGTCCGGTGTCTTCGGTGCCGCACTTAGCGCAGCCTGCGGTCACTTTGTTCGGGGTTGGGACAGCAGCGCGGGCAGCGCGGATGCGGGCTAGCGCCTCTTGTTTGTCTTCTTCCAGCATGGCTTGCACCGCCGGGTCGCTCATGTCCATGTAACCGGTCACGACGCCGTCTCGGCCCACTGGTAGATTTCCTCCCACTCGGTGCCGCAATCCTCGTCATCGCACCGCATGGGAACAACAGCGAACAACTCGTCGTATGAGGCGATGCCCCCGTCGATGTCGCCGCCACATGTGGGGCACTCCCCCAACGCACAACTGCTACCGTTCATCGGTTCGCCTCCGCTGAGCGATGCGCCTGAAGAATAATCACCAACTCATCGAGACAGTGATGCCAAGACTCCTCCGACAGTCCAGCGGACATGTCGCACACAGCGTCGGCCATGCTCATCACCACCTCATCGAGGTTGGTAGACAAGCGCTCAACAGTTTCTTCGTCAGCCATTTGCCGACTCCTTTCAACTAGGTACCCGCATTCTACACGCATATACCCGTTAAAGAAAGCCTGTCGGGTGTCTGTCGGGTGTCTACCCAACCGTATTTTTGGGACCGGGATTTTCTCGGTTTAGTAGCTCTTTTTTCTCCGGTTCCGGTTGGTTCTAGGTAGCGCAGATCCCGGCCGGGACAGACCGACCGACCCTTATACGCGAGAAACCCCCCGGCCGTAGGGTGACCGGGGGGCCTCGATAGGTGGACGGTTGGCTAGGTCGGTTGATTCATAGTCTCCGGTTCGGCACGGTAGTAGGCGGGATGGTTATCGCATCCACCCATACCAGCGACGATTAGACCGACGATTAGCAAAATTCTGATAGCCACTAGTGGATAGGGAAAATAATGTCAGGGGCAGAATCGATAATCGATACCGGAGACCGGTAGGCACGCTCGACACTTGTAACAAGCGCCTACCGTCTCGCCGCGGGATTCCACTACGTGACCCATCCGGCCGGAATCAACCGGGCAGACCAGCGTCCGCCGCGTGACACCGATACCCGCGTCCGGTCGCGCATCCGTTGCGCGTATCCGCCGCAATAGATCCGCGCCATGATCCGCGTCATCTGCCATCACCGCGACCGGGAGCCGGTGATACCGACCCTCGATTGCGTTACGGGTCCGCGCAACCATTGACTCATCACTAGATAGGTAAAGGGTGAAACCTGGTGCTGGTGCCCCTTCCGCGTCTAGCAAAAGCGCCGCGATATCACCAGCAACCGAACCATACGAACGCGTATAGGTCCACGTCGTTAACGGAATGGGCCCATGGTCCCGATTGACCCACTGATAGAGACCACTACCGGCGAGACG